GCCGACGAGGATGCTGAGAGCGAGCCCGATGTTGATTGTGAGAGAGGTCGCCCGCGAGATTGCCGAGTTGGTGTCGGTCAATCTCCATCACCTTCGTTCCAAGGAAGCTCGTCGCCTCGCATCGTTTCGTGTGTAGGCGTGATCTCTTCGGCTATCTGAGCATCGAAGCTCGCTTCCATGGCCTCGATCTGTTCCTCGCCAAGCTGCTCCTCTGTCCACCCTTGAACATCGGCTTCCGTTAAATCCTCGTATGGAATCCAGGGATCACCTTCTTCCCATTTCACGGATGCTGTGCCGATAGCCGTTGCTGTGTGTGGTGGATCTTCCTCATCCGTAGCTGAATACCGCCAATGTATGGTCATCACGATGTCTGTGTGAGATTCGGCGTCTGGCCCGAGTTCTACGTCGAGCGCCTCAAAACTCCATGAAAACGTATTAGCCATCTAATTGTGCCTCCAAGTCCTGTATTCTCGTTGATAGTTCTTGTATCGCTTTGACTAGTACGCCGCACATGGCCATAGGCTCAATTGACCACGTGGAGTCGCTGTCGTAGTCGATAACCTTCTCCTCGTCACGGGGAGCATTCACGGTAAACGGCAGATGCTCAACGACCTCTTGGGCGATCATCCCTGTCCACACTCCGCGAGCGTTTCTGTTATTGAATGAGGTGTCAGACGGGTCATCCCAATTGAAGTCTGTAACGCGAAGCTGGTTTAGGGCATGGACGGCATCTAGGCTACTGTCCACGATGTTGGTCTTGAGTCTGCGATCAGATGAGGTCGTGATGGATTGGTTCCCGATATACATCGTCGTGGAGCCACCACCAGCGGATGACGTTCTGAATTGGTTATCACCGACATTGCTTCCTAGATAGAAGCCATCTGATGACAACCACAACATAGAAGTATCTGCGGCCTTGAAGCTCATCTGGCGGTCAGCGTGTATATAATTGATCGCTCCATCATCAGCGGAAGCCTCATCACCGAACGCGATTATGCAGTTACTGTTGCCAGACAGAATGGAGATTCCGCAGTCACCACTCTTTTGTGAAATTACGACATTATCGGCACTTGAGTTTGGCGCGATAACCGTGTCCCCATCTTTAACGTCTAAGATGCCAGCAGGAGCCGTGGTCGTCCCTATGGCGAGTGATCCGTTAGGGATGTTTACGTCTTGTGACGAGTCGATACGCATGGCTTCGGTCATCGCACCGTTGGATACACCCGTCTGGAAAACGAAGCGGCCAGGAGGGCGTTGATTTGAAGTAAAGGTGCCGTCAACCTGTGCGAGCATCCTTGCCGACTCGCTGAATTGACTGTTGGAGTACCCATACCCGACGACGCTGAATAACGTGTCGCCATTCACGACATCATCAGCAGCGGCAGACGGTGGATCGTAGTTGCCTTGTCGGCTCTTGAAGAAGCTGAGTGTCCCACCAGTGGTGCCAGCGGTGTGGTTGTTCACCTTAAAGCCACCGTCACTGTGGGTGAGTGACCAAACGTCACCCTTGACAGTCATTTGCGAGGATGGGTCAAGTAGGGCTGTGCCTACAGCGTCGATATTGATGCCGACTTTTCCATCTTGTTGAATCCTCATCCGCTCTGCACTTGCCGACCCATCCCAAGTATGGAACTGTAGGCTGGCCGCACCATTACTCGCATTGTTGCACTCTGCGAGGATGCGAGCATTCCGAGTACTTTGGGGGTCTGCTCCAGTATCAGTTAAGAACGAGATTTCTACGGCATTACCAACAGCCGCAGCCGCAGGATTATCTAACGTAAGCTGTGCTCCTAGTCCCGTACTAGAAGTCTTCGATATATGTAATCCTGTCTCTGGCGATGAGGTCGTCCCTATGGCGAGTCCTCCATTAGGGATGTTTACGTCCTGTGACGAGTCGATGGTCATGGCGGTGGCGTTACCAGCCGCGAGAATCAGTTCACCAGAAGCATGGGTGGCACCGACTATTAAATCATTCTCATCACTGATTAGGAACGCATTGGACGCCCTGCTTACACCAGCGAGTGTGCCTGTGGCACCGCTTGTGTATTTGACGAACTGAGATTCGTTCCCGTTGTCATCTATCAAGAACCTCATATAGATGTCTTCACTGGTCGCAGTACCACTTATTTCAATGTTCCCAGAACTCGTCCCGAAAGCCGCTTCGATGTTGCCGCCAGTGGTCAAGGATGTCAGCGTTCCGACACTGGTGAGCGAACTTGTGACTACGGTCGATTTGAGTTCGGTGCCTGTTAGCGTACCAGCCGCAGCCGTGACAGTGATCGCAGCGGTGCCATCGAAGTCTACTCCATTGATCGCTCTCGCCGTGGCTAGTGCAGTGGCTGTGGCTGCGAGGCCCGTGGTAGAACCAGAGCTGCCCGTAACATTTCCAGTGACGTTGCCTGTTAGGGCACCAGTAAACGTGGTAGCCGTAACTGTATTGTCCTTAACCAGCACTGAGTCAATCGTGACTCCAGCCGCAGCCGTAGTCTCGTCAATCGTGTCAGTAGTGATTTTCTGGCTGGCCGACACAATGATGTTTGTCGAGCCTGTGGTGTTGCCGTTCGCAAGCACTTCTGCAAGCGTGTCTACTGTACCTACCTGTGCATCGACGTATGTCTTAATTGCACCCTGGGTAGCAAGCAGTGTCGCACTAGATCCTAGAGATCCGTTGTCGATTCCAGTGACAGTAGCACCTGTCGCTAACACTAGACTTGTGCTGCCGCTGATTGTCGTAAATGAGGCAGCACCACCAGTTATCGCAGACGATCCAGTGTTAATCGTTCCAAATCCAGATGTAATCGAACCCGAGTCCAAGGCTCCAACTGTCACCAAGTTGGCAGCAGTTGTAATCGCGGCCTGTGTGGCACCCGTGACCGTTGCGGCTGTGCCACTGACGTTGCCCGTAACATCTCCCGTAAGATCGCCTGTTACGTCACCTGTAACATTACCCGTCAAGGCACCAGTGAAGGTAGTTGCCGTGACTGCGTTGTCCTTCAGTAATACGGAATCAATCGTGACACCAGCAGCAGCCGTGGTTTCCGCTATCGTGTCGGTTGTGACCTTTTGACCAGCCGTAACAACGATGTCGTATGCACCAGTGGTATTACCGTTAGCAAGAATCTCGGTCAGCGTATCGTATCTGATAATCTGTGCATCTACATACGTTTTGACCGCACCCTGGGTCGCTAATAGAGTGGCTGATCCAGTAGCTACATCACCATTATCTATCCCCGTAACTGTAGCACCCGTAGCCAACTTTAGGCTTGCAGCAGTGATTAAGCCCGTGAACGTCACATCGTCCGTGCCGTCATCAACGCTAAATACAATCCCGTCTGCTCCTGCACCATCTACATCCGAAGAGTTGAGTTCAAACTGAGTGTTACCACTGTCGTAGATGAACCAGTAATCGGGTGCAGCACCGAACTCCAACGCCCTGTCATCACCCATCTTGATCTTGTCGAGCGTGTAGGATGATACGCTGTTGATGTTCTGGTTGTTGACCAGCAGCGTGAGTGATGCTGTAGACCGCGAAAAGACCGCATCCAGATAATCCAGATCGGTGTTGAGCTTGGTGCCCCAGGTGTCGGTAGATCCACCGACTTCAGGTTTCGTTAGCCCTAAATTGGTAGTGGTGGTATCAGCCATGTTTTATCCTAGAGCTACGGATCGCATACGGAGGCCAGAAGCGGTGTGACGCTCCCGTTGTCCCTGCAATCGTAAGTCGTTTAGTGCTTTATCAAGTCTGGATGTCCACATCGGCATCCGATCATCATTCTTCAAGTACGGTTCTGCTTCGACCAACGCACCAAACAAGTAAATGTCGGGGTGGTTGGTCAACAGCCAATTTGTTGTCGCGCTATCAGTCAGTGCAGCTATGCGAGTGTAGTAGATAATAGACGCCGTATACGTCTGGTCTGGTGATCTAAGCACCTCAAGTTGATTGGCCGATCCACCGATTGTGGTGAAATAATACGGCTTTCCAGTACCTGTCAGTGTAATACGCCTCTCTGACAATTCCTCTGGAGTCATATACTCAAGCACAATCACAGGCTGTAAATCCAACACGATCCTGACGATTTCCAAAGTATCCGTAGGCAATGTGGTATAACGCCCTGCGATAGAGAACGAATCGTTCTTCGTAATCATATCCGGCTGACGTATCACCCGATTGAAGTTCGCTTCCGCTAGTTCTATGAAAGTCGGAATCGTAGCCGTCAGATCTGTGCGATCCAACCAATTGGCGATCTCTGTTTGTAGCTGTGCATACGTTCCGACATTAGCCATTAGCGAGTCCTCAATGGACTAGATGGCCTGAAGAGCTTTCCTGGCCTTGTCCTGAATACCCTGTTATCGGGGTTGTCCATCCATCTATCAAACGCAGCCTTGTCTTTGAAATTGTTTGTAATTTTACCTACTTCTACAAGAACACTGAGCGGAAGGGTGGCTATATGGGTCTGCCTATCTCCCCATCTGGCACGTTCATCTACTTGATTAAATAATGCCTTATTGTGTTCCACAATTGCAGTAATATCCTGACGAGTTTCCAGGGCGACATCACCCGTAAGCTCATCTTCGTGATAGAACTGTACAGTCTTAGTTGCTGGGTCGTAGTCAAGTATACGTTTCATAGTATGGCACCATCGGGGGCAGGGGCCGAAGCCCCCACCCCACTAGGTTTTCAGTTATACCGCTGTGATTCCAGCGACACACCCGTGGGCTGCTTCGTTATTCACTTGCAGTCCCCATTCGATCAATGCCATTCTCTTATCGGCATCACCAGACTTGGCAAGAGCCTCCATCCCATACGGGCGAAGCGTAGCCAGTTTTACTTCATCTGGGTCAACCAAGAAAGCCCAATCATTCATCGCTGAACTGCCAGCATCCACCACCGTAGTGAAGAAACGGTTTGGAACAACTGACAGGTTCCCAAAGTCACTGACATAAATGTCAGCAGCACCGATGATCACGGAAGGCTCTGCGCCGTCTACATTAAAACGGCTAGAAGCGATTCCGGTAAAGCCACTCACAACAGTCTTGTTGTAAGGTGATACCATCAGCAGAGTAGGCTCGCCACCAGACTCATAGCACGATTGCATTGTAGTCTTGAGCATAGCCTCAGTGAACGCTTCTGGAGTATCAAACACATTCCAGATATCCGTAGACGCACTCGCCAATGGTGTCGATCCCGTATACGCCGGAGGCACTACGGGAGTGGATGTCCCATTCGCGCTGACATTTGTCTTAATCCACGCAGGGAATCCAGCGGTAACTCTTGCTGTTGCCGTAGCACCAGCGACTGCACCGGCATTCTGCAAAGCAGCTTTCTCAACATCACGCTTTAGCTCTTTCGCAGTTTTTGCGGCCTGGTATCCCACCTCTGAAGAGCGACCAGCCTTGACGACCTTTTGCTCAGTTCCAGAGATGATGAAATCACGCATATTGATCTGTGCATAATTCCCCAATCGCGTGGTCGGGGATACAGCCGTATAGCTGCTCAGATCCTGTCCTTCAACTACTGGTGTGGCTGAAGCAGCACTAAGGCTGTCCGTTTGCCACTCGAAGTATGTGTTCTCTGCATCACGACTGCCAATGTTGCTCTGGAAGGGAGTCTGCGTAGGAGAGATATCTGCAATTAAGTCAGATAAATCTTCCCTGATCCCCTTG